TCCAAGGCCACCTCAAAAATTACAATCTACTTCGGGTGTGGGGGTCAAAATTATCGAATTCCCTAGCGCCCAACGATACCCAAACGTGATCAATGAACCGACAATCAGTCGTGTGGCTAGAAATGAGCAGATTAAAGAGACTATCGTTCAAGCTAAAAAAGACTCTGCGGTCAAAAATGCACCAACAACCTATGGACGATCATTCGATGAACCTCCAACTCCTTATTATGCCAAGTATCCTTATAACAAGGTAATTGAAACGGAATCGGGGCATTTATTTGAATATGATGATAGTCCAGGAGCAGAGCGGATTCATTTCTATCACCGATCTGGAAGTTTTATCGAAATGCACACCGATGGCACAGTGGTGGTGAAAACAAGCGGAGATGGTTATGAGTTCGTATTAGCCGATAAGAAAATTTACGTGGCAGGTGATTGCAATATTACATCATCTCAAAACATCAACATTAAAGCTACCAAAAATATTGTGATGGAAGCAAATAGCATTATTATGACTGCCAACGATTCTGTGAAAACATATGCTGGACAAAATATATCTGGAGTAGCAGGAAATAATATTGATTTGGGCGCTCTCTCTTCCTTTATCTTGTCAGGAAGCTCTTCTGTTACATTGTTTAGCGAAGGGACCGCCACCGTACAGGGTGCGACTGCACAAATCAATCCCGGCATATCATTGGTTAATCCATCGCTGCCGAGTTTGCTGAAACCACCTCAAGATGTAATCGATGTATTGAGCGACGAATCAGAGCAAAAATTAATTGCACTAGAAGGATCAGAAGCAGCAATCGATGGGGGCGCAAATGCGCAGAACGCAGCAAGCTTAAATTCGCCAATAAATAGCCCCCCGATAGGAGCACTTCCAGAAGGATCTGCTATTGATACTCGTCCTATACCAAACGTGACTACCCCAACAACAACGTGTGATGGCGTTTCGTTGTCTGGAGGAAGTATCAATTATGAATTACAGTTATCAACACACTTTAAACTTAAACATTTAACTACTGCAACAATTTTTGCAAAACAGATTCCTTTGGAGGGGCAGTATGGTAAAACTGCTGAAGAGATTATTTGTAATTTGAAAGCGTTGGCTGAAAAGATTCTAGAGCCGTTGCTGAAGCAATATCCAGGATTTCGAATCAATTCTGCATTTAGAACAGAGCAGTCTGCTGGAGGCAAATCACAACATCCAGCGGGGCAAGCAGCCGATCTTCAATGGCCAGACCAGTCTACTAAACAATTGTATGAGAAGGCTATATGGATGAAGGCTAATCTTCCCTATGATCAATTGATTTTTGAATATGGAGAATCAGCATGGATTCATATAAGTTTTAATCGTGACGGTAATCGCTCTTCGACGGAGGCTAATAAAGTTTGTTCATATCATCCTCAGGGGTGGCCAACAGTTGCTGGACGGCAAATGGCTATAACCCCTGGTGGATTGTATACAAAAAATTTGGTATTATTGGCGAATAGGGAGAAGGATAAGCCTGGTCCTGGTGGCACTATCTTTACATAATCTATGGGGTCTGCTGCACGATTAGGAGATATGTGTACGGGGCATGATTGTTTTCCGCCTCGTGCAGCGATTTCAGCGTCCTCAGATACGTTCATTGATGGTATTCCTGCGTTGAGGGCGGGCGATAAATATGAAGAGCATTGTTGTGTCACTTGTCATGATGGAACTGTTATCGGAGGGTCTGGCACAACCTTTATTAATGGGTTGCCCGCAGCGCGGGCGGGTGATCCCTTAGATTGCGGATCTTTTATTGCTTCGGGATCAAGTAGCACATTTATAGGATAATATGTCATTCGGTTTTCCTAATACTGTTCTTCCTTTTATTCCTGGCTTGAGTAGCGTCGTTGGCGCCGCTACCACGGGTGTGAATGAGGGGGCAAAAGCTGGTATTACAGAATTAGCAACGAAAGCTCGTTCAGAGTTGTTTTCCAATCCGATGGTTGGGGCTATTACCAGTGTCTCTGATTCAGTTACCGCGCTCCAGGACAAATTAACTCAGATTGCATCGGGTGCTGTAGTTAATCCTCTTATTTCTGTTGGGGATGCAACGAGTTTTTTGTCTGGTACTGGGCTCAGTGATCTCAATACGAGTTTATCGAACTTAACATTACACACGAATCGTCTTTCTGGTGTTTTGCAAGGTGTTGGTGTAACTGTTCCTGGGCTTGAACAAATAGCTACTGTTGGTAAAATGATGAACAATATGGCAAATCTTATTGATGGGGCACAAGGTTGTGTGAATGTTATTGGCGCAGCGACGGGCTTGTTTTCGCAAGATCAAGTGAATGGTATTGCAAGCTCAATTAATTCGGTGGTCACTCGCGTGGACAACAATATCGTCGCAATTTCTGAAATTTCCGAATTGGTAGTCAATATGAAAAATCAAATTACTGCTATTGTTAATAAGGATACGAATTTTTTGGGTCAATGCGTGGCACAACTTAAAAACGCAGCCTTTGGATTTGCTCTGAATACTGCGATGAGTGATCCTTGCGCCAAGTTTATTTTAGAACGAGTGGGGACGCCAAGCTTTCTCACAAAATTACAGACGCCGCCTAGACCTTCACTTGGGGGTCGTTAATAAATACTAATATGGCTATCTATAAAGACTTAAATCTCAATTTTGGCATTCATCCCGTCAAGAAGGACGTGACGACATTGGAGGATGGGAATGCCATTGTGCGTTCTATTTACAATTTGCTCATGACAAATCACTATGAGCGTCCATTTCGTCCAGAGCTGGGGTCAAATATTCGGCAGCTGCTCTTTGAGAACGTTGATGCATCAACCGCTCAAACTCTTCGACGATTTATTGAGGAGACTATTAAAAACTTTGAACCTCGTGCCACCATTGAGCGTGTGGATGTGATCGCTAACGAAGATTTAAATGCGTATGAAGTGCGACTGGAGTTCTTTATTGACATTCAACCTACACTTTTTACTACATCTTTTTTGCTTGAACGAATTCGATAGCTGAGGGGTTATGCCAGAAAAACTAGAAATCACAGAACTTGACTTTGAAGCCATCAAAAGTAATCTCAAGAATTTTCTACGCAATCAGACGGCGTTTAAAGATTACGATTTTGAAGGAGCTGGGTTGTCGGTGTTGATCGATCTGTTAGCGTACAATACACATTATAATGCGTACTATCTCAATATGGTCGCCAATGAAATGTTTTTGGATACAGCGATTGTACGTGACTCGGTTCTTTCGCATGCCAAGGCACTCAATTATACACCCACCTCAGCCCGAGCAGCAACCGCAAATGTCACAGTGGTTGTTACACCTCCTGCTGGAAACACTCAATCGGCATTGACACTTGAGCGATTTCAGCCGTTTCAAGCCGAAGCGGTTGATGGTGTCAATTATACTTTTACAACAACAGAAGCGCAAACGGTGTTAAAAGAGAATAGCGTCTTCACGTTCTCTAATGTAACACTCAAGCAGGGCACACCACAAGTATATCAACAAACGTACAATAATGTGACGAATCCTAAGCGCGAGTTTGAGCTGCCGGATAGTAATATTGACACGACCACGCTACAGGTGCTTGTTCAGGAATCTGATGCCAACACTTCTACAAAAACGTTTACGCTTTCTACTGATGCGACGATTGCGAACTCCACCAGTAAAGTGTACTTTTTGGATACTTCAGTTAACAATCAATATAAAGTGCGCTTTGGGGATGGAGTTGTCGGTGCTGCGTTAGCGAATGGGAATATTATTATTAGTTCATATTTGGCAACTGATGGTGATGCGGCAAATCGTGCTAACAGTTTTTCTGTTGGAACCATTTCGGGATTTTCTAGTGTTGTGGTGTCGCCCATTTCTGCTGCTCAAGGTGGTGCCACACAAGAAACTTTGACCTCTATTAAGTATCGTGCGCCATTAGCGTACACCTCTCAGAATCGAATGGTGACGACTCTCGACTATGAAACCTTGATTCGCAATAAGTATCCTGCGTTTGAGAGTCTGTCTGTATGGGGCGGAGAAACACAAAATCCTCCTGTCTATGGCAAAGTGTTCCTTGCTTACTTGCTGAAAGAGGGTGTGACGATCAACGAAACAGAAAAAGCACGAATTCTGCGGGAAATTGTTCTCCCCAATTCTGTCATCACGGTGACCCCACAGTTTATTGATCCCGATTTCATTTATTTGCTGTTGACAGTAGCTATTAATTATGCTGCTAAAACTACCACAGCAACAGCGGGAGAAATTGAAGCTTTGGCACGAACCGCAGTTCAAACGTATCTGGGTGCTGATTTTAATAAGTTTGGTGGTGTGTTAGTTCCGTCTCGCTTAGAGCGCACAGTAGATAATATCTCGACAGCGGTGATTGGTACTAATATCACGATTCGTCTTCAAAAGCGCGTGACCCCACTATTGAACACCGCAAAGACGTATACGATTGACTTTGGATTTCCAATTCGTCGCGGCAGTGTGCTGGACACAGTGACTTCAACAGGATTTTCTGTTTATGATAGTACCAATGTTCAGCGTCTTGCATTTTTGGATGAGCAGCCCAATTCGTTTACAGGAGTAGATGAAATTATAATTAATAACCCAGGATTTGGATACACCGAAACGCCAACAGTTACTATTACTGGCGATGGAGTGGGCGCAACAGCAAAAGCAACCGTTGTGAATGGACAAATTACAAAAATAGAATTACTGACACGAGGTGAGGGATATACTCGTGCATTGGTTCTTATCACTGGTACAGGATACGGTGCTGCTGCTACTGCTATTATTGTCGCTCGCTTTGGTACTCTGCGAACATTCTATTATAATGATTTGGCACAAAAAGTTATAATTGATGCTACCGCTGGTACCATTGATCATGTCAGTGGACAAATTATACTTGATAATTTAAAGATTTTAGAAGTGGATGCTGCTGATAACTTGGTGCGTATTAATGCAGAAGTGGAACCTGGAGTTTTAACTGCAACGCGAAATCAGATTTTGCGTTTGGATACCACGGATGCAACCGCCCTGCAAATTACTGCGATATCATAATCTATGAGTCAAGAAGCTCTCCTCTCCAGTCTTGTGCGATCACAGCTGCCCGAATTCATTCGGTCAGACTATGATACTTTTGTTACGTTTATTGAAGCCTATTATGAATATTTGGAACAGACGAACAAGGCGACGGACTTTGGAAAGCATCTATTGCAATATGCTGATGTGGATCGAACGCTCAGTGACTTTGAAGAGTATTTTGTAAAAACGTTTTTACCGCTGATTCCTGCGGATCT